GTTTCGTTGAGGTCAGATGCCGTCAGACGGTTGCTGTTGGTGCCGCCCGAAACAAGCGGATGCGAGGCCGAGAACAACGGCTGACCGTCACCGCCCGTGTAGGACGAGGAGAAGCCATTGTTAAGGACCGACGCCGCCTTGACCTGCTTCGTGTACGCCATAGCGCGAGCAAGAGCCTTCGTATAACGCTTGCTGAGCGAGTCGTACAGGTTGTCTTCAACCGCTTCTTCCGTGATGGAGAAGCCGAGAGCGATGGTCTCGTGGTTGTAACGAGCCGTCCAAGCTTCCTGCGCGTTGTCATACGCAATGGCTGAGCCTTCGGCCTTGACCGGGGCAGCGGAGAATCCGCTCAGCTTCGTCTCTTCTTCAAAGGAACGCTCGGAGGTCTCGGTTTCGTAGATCTCCTTGTGCTCCTCACCATAGGTCTTGTACTCAAGGCCGAACAGGGCGTTCAAACCCGGCAGGAGCTCTTTGAGTAATTGTGCACGTGAAATAGCCATGTCTTAGAACTCCCTATTAAACGCCGGTCGGGTTGTTGTAAGCGTGACCGCCCTCGATGACACCGGAGTTCACGTACGGAGCGTTGAACTTGACGATGACTTCAGGGTAGTAAACGGTGCCGCTCGACACGAAAGCCGTGTCTTCAACAACGTCAACAATGCGGATCGGCAGAGACAGCGTGGTGCTGGCCGACGAGACCAACAGACCCTGCTGCGAATCGCCACTCGTGGTGTCAAGCGTATTGGCTACGAGAGCCACGTTGTTGCCAACGTTCGAATACGTGAAACCACCCGTGGTCGAAACAACGAGCGAAGCCGTCACACCAACAGCCTTGAACAGGGTGTCCGGATCATCAGCCACGTACGCAGTAATGTACGTGTTGGCCTTGACCGAAGTGCCCGAGATCCAAGACTGCGAGTAGGTCGGCTGACCCGTCACAGAGGACACGAACGTGCAGCCCAAGAACACACCGGCAAAGCCAGCGGTCGGAGCCGTCGTCGTGGCAGTCGTTACTTCAACGGTGCCATCCGAAGCGAACTGAAGCGGGTCGCCAAAACCGATGCTTGAGGCACCGGAGGCAATACGACGCTGACGGGTCGCACCGGCAAACACCTGCCCACCGATCAAGTTGATCGGCTTCAAGCCATACGGCTTGCTAACGGTAGGATAAGCCATTTGTTACTCCAAAAAAGTTATTTGCCCTTGCCGAACGAGACCGTGGTCTTCTTCTCAGTGAAGAGGGGCATACGCTCGTCGTTCAGCCTCATAAAGTTGTTGTCTACAGACTGCATCTGAGACTGAGCTTGCTTGGCGTAATAATCATCACGCTGCTTCATCAGTTCAGCCGGAGCCTTGCAGAGCAACAACCCGCCAATCTCAATGTTGTCTTTAAAACGTCCATTGGGATCAGCTTGCATCATCAATTTGGGTTGTTCAGAAGCCTTAACCGGCTCCCAACCTTCCCGAAACTTTGCAGACGTATTAGAGGGATCTGCTTGACCCATAATACTGGTCCGTATCCAGCGGAATACCCAGCCTTCCTGCGGCTCCGGTTCAGGGAGCGTTTGGGGCGGGGCCCACGTCATCTTTCGTTGCGCGGATTCTCGATTCTCGATTTCACGAGCGAGTCTGTTCTCAGCCATTTTAGTTAGCCTCCAGTTTCATAAGTTCACGTGCGTACTGTTCGTTGCTCAGACCCAATCTTTTGGCGATAGCAACTTGAGTCGGTGTCAGGCGGACCTGACGCGGCGCGGTTCCCCGCGTTACCGGAGCCACTACATTGGCTGGTTTTGTGCGAGCGGGCTTCTGTGCCTGCTTCGTTTGAATCGGCTCTTCCTCTTCAGCGTCGTCAAACGCTTCCGGGAATCGCTTCTTCATAGTCTCATCGACTCGGCGGTAATACTCGTCAGAGCGAGGATCTACACCAGACCGGACTAGTTTTTCGTGCAGGCCGAGTGCGAGGGCAGTCATCTCCTCGTCTACGCCAAACCAAGTATTCTTGTCCCTCCACGCAACGGCTTTTGGGTCCGCTTGCGGTTCAGGCGCAGCTTGGGGCGTCGGTACCTGTTGAGGCTGTTCTACCCTCTCTGCGTCTTTTTGTAAAGAGGGCTGATATCGTTGGAAATTCTGAATACGGAGTTTTGCATCCGTCAATTTGTCCTGAGCTTCGGTAATTTGCTCAGAGTCGCCCGTTTCGTACGCCTGCTTTAGACGGTCTTTAGCCATCTTGAGGTCACCCTCAGCGTAACGAAGTGCCTCCTGCAAGAATAACTTCTCACTCTTAGCCGTCTTCTCTTTAGCTTGCCGAAGTTCTTGCTCTCGGATTTGAGCAAACCGCAGAGCCTCTTCACGCTCTCGGATAGCTCGCTCTTTCTCCCGGCGCTCGTCATGCCAGACCTTTTTCATCTGGGATAGGCGCTTCTTAACCTTCTCGGAGTACTCCTCAAGGTCGTCGTTATCGAGTTCCTCTACAACCTCCTTGGGCATAGGGACTCGGCCCCGATCTTCTGGCGGGGTATCGTCTTCAATTTCGACTTGAATCTCGTCGCTATCTTCTTGATTTAGCTCAGCTTTTTCTTCAATCTCGTCAGGGAACTTAAATTCTTCGCGCTCAATAGCCATGATGTTTTACCTCAAACGCGACGGATGCCACGGGGATCGTCTACAACTGCTTCCACCGTGTCGTCGTTGATGATGCGGAACTCACGTCCGTGGATGACCAGCCGGGTACCGGCGTAGGGACGGGTCAACACAAAGTCACCCTCCTTACACCAAGGCCCAGACGGAAAGCGGTCTTTGTCCTTGTAGCAGAGGTCACCCATCTTGATGACGAACAAGACAACCGTAGTCATCTCTTCCGTCCGCTTGGTGTCCTCAGCCTTAATGATGCCGCCTTCGTACTCCTCCTCTACGTGCGGGACCGCACAGAGGATTCGATACCCTTTCGGGTCTGGCAACTGCGAAGCCTTTTTGGCTTCTTCCTGTGTCTTCTCTACGTCGATGTTACTCACTCGTCCTCCAGTCTTTTTGCAAGGTCTTTAGTGTGGTTTATAGCGAGGTCCAAACCTTGAAGAGCCCCGCATAACCTTTTGTACTCACCTTCATCCAATTTGCCTTGAATGAGGCTTTCTATAATCACGATGCGCTCGTCCTTGAGTTTTGTCTCAAGGTAATCCAGAGCGTTTGAATAACCCATTAATTACTCCTTTGGTTTGCCTTCTTTCCTCGATTTAGGACTGCTAGCCATTGGATTGATCCGGCGTTGCTCCTGTTGGTCCTTCGCCTTAGCAATCTCAACGCCCAGTCGCGTCCCTTCAAGCTGCTGACGATTCGACTCTTGCGCCTTGTGCTGCTCAATCTCTGCACCGAGACGAGCGGCTTCAAGCTGCTGACGGCCAGAAATTTCTGCTTCTCTGAGTCGATTGGCGTCTTCTTTGGCTGCCGCGTCGAGCAGGATCTGCTGCTCTTTGAGACGAAGCTCTTCCTGCTTGGCTTGAGCCTCCATCTGCGCCTGCATCTGCTTGGTCTGGGCCTGCATTTGTTTGATCTGCAAGTCCATCTGCTGCATCTGCACAAGCGGGTCTTGCATCTGCTGCATCGCCTGCTGCATCTGCATTTCGGCCTGATCCTTCTGCAGGAGTCTCGCTGCTGCCGCAGCACTGATCTGAGATAGTTGAACCTCGATCTCTGGCGGCAGGTCGTACTCCTCGTTCTCGTCTTGCGGAAGCGGCGGGAGGCTGGCACCCAACTGCTTCTCGATCTCGCGGCGGTATTGGAACGCCACGTGCTCCATGATGTGCGCCTGCAGAGTCTGTGTAATCTGCTGCGCCATCGGATTCTGTCCAATCATCTGAGCCATCTTCGGGTCTTGTCCCAAAGCCATGTGCACCGCGATGTGTGCTTCGTGGTCTTGGTACATAAACGCCTTGAGCGGTTTGCCCGTGATGGCATCCATGTTCTCGGTGACCGGATCACGAGGCTTCTGATCGTCCGGCATCGGGATGATCTTATCGACGTTCTTCACGCCAAGCGTTTCGATCATTTGACGATGCAGATAAGGTAAGTCGTAGAGTTGCGGAGCCGTCTGAGAAAGCTGGAGTACAGCCTGATACTGCACCACCTTCTGCGACATAGTGGACGCGTTCGGATCAGAGACCGGTATGACATCGACGTTGTCATAGTCCGACTTCTTCGCACTCGCCTTGCCTACTTCCGGCTCGTAGCTGTACTCATCAGGCGTGTTGTCTCGGATGATCGCAGCAAGAAGCTTGAACTCCTGCTTCATCGCGTAGTACACGCGAGCCTGCACCGCCGTCATCACCTTCAACACGCGCTCAAGAACAGCGAGTGTCGTGCCCACCGGAGACTGCGAAGACATATCGGAGATCTTCAAATCCGACACCGCAGCGAAGCGGCGACCTTCCTCGACCACCTTGTCCATCAACATCGCAAGGGTTTGCGATGGCTCCTTATACGGAAGCGGCAGAATGTTGTCTTTGATCGCGCCCGAAGGTACGTCTACGTCTCGGAACTCTCCCGGTGCAATCGGAGTATCGTCTCCCTTAATTCGTAGTCCTCTAGACTTAAGTCCTCCGG